TAAAATATTCATGCTTTTATAAGATAATTTATGCTTTCTAACATATGATTATCAAATTTTTAAATTGTTCTTGATGATATTTTTCTTTTAGTGATGGCTTGCGAGACCTTCATTTCTCTTTGCGTTCAATCGCGTACAACTCTTTCGCAGAAAAACATGCGACTATTTCAAATTAATGTGCGGCATCACGTTCATCCATAGTGAGAATCTTAGGACACCATTCGTTTTAAATCTTCTATGTCAATTACTTTGATACCGTTCTTTACCGCAAGCATCTTTTTCGTGGTATTTCTAGACTTATCAGTGACAATGAGGTATGAACAGGAAGTCGATACCCTATTCGTCACAGAACCACCATTTTTGTCCACTAATTCCAATGCCTCATGAATAACTCCCCCCGAAAAACAAAAGCTCGCACCGCTGAGTTTTTGTGTTACACCAATGGGCTTTGTGTTTTCATTTTCATTTTCAGCAGAACGATCATTCTTCACACAAAAGGACTCTAGGTTGTTATCGATTAAGAAACGTTTGAAATATGGTATGTTTTGCACGAATCGAGTCGCTGAATTGAGGCCAATACCCTGAATGTCAGACAATTCTTCGGGAACCACATGCCGAATGAATAGATTATCGACCGTGTCGTAGATGACTGATAGTTTGCCGTAGGAGAATCCTTTTCCAAAACAATTGCTAGCACACATCAGCTGCACACAAGTGAGACTTTCTTTTGCTTTCTGAATAGAGGTCAATAGATTCGTAGTTTTTGCTTGCTTAAATCCTGCGACATTTAATTGTTCTAATTTTGACTTAGTTAAACTAAAAAGCGCTCGTAAATCAGTTATACCGGCGTCGTATAACATACCAGTCGTCGCAGACCTAAGCCCCTTTATTTCGAGCTTGTCGACAGTGTTCTGAAAGGATCTCATGTGAATTTGCTTCTGAACTTTCGCTGAAGTATCGGTGACGATTATGTCGACAGAATTTGCGTTCCATGCATATTCATACTCGGGTAAGTCAGCCTTTGTACCGGATATGACTCTCAAGATATGAGGAATGACTTCGCCCGATCTCGTTATTTCAACAAGTGTTCCGGGGCCTATTTCATTGTCCGTTATGAACCTGGCATTGAATCCGGTCGCTCTGGAGATCTTGATTCCATCTAGCTCGATTTCGTGCAAAATTACGGTTGGTTTCGCCAACGCGTCTTTCGAAATATTCCATTCAACATACTTTACCGATGCTTCTTTCGATATTGTCGGTAATTTAAATGCAAATGCGTTTATTGGATTCGTATCACACGATATACCGTGAATGACCGAGCAATCTTCTACGACAACTCCATCGATTTCATACCTAGAATGTTTCTTTCTGTCCTTCAGTATATCGCTCAGCTCCGAAAAAGATACATCACTTGATATTAAGGTATACGATACGTTCATGTTCAATCGCTTCATGTATTCGGTCTGCTCATGACGATTCAGCCTCGGATTGAGTAGCTCGAATGCTACGAAATCAATCGACTCGACAATTGTCAAATTAGGTGATACTGCGTTGACACATCCCGCAACCGTATTGCGAGGAATTGACCTATGAGTCAGTACCTCTTCATCCACAAGTTTATTGAAATTCAATCTAGAAATGATTAGTTCTCCTCGTACACAAACATCCGTTTCCAATTTCGGTAACTTCAAATATGACAGAAGATGCGACACATCTCTACCAACATGTCCATTGCCTCGAGTCAATAAACGCCCATTTATATACAGCGCTGATACACCATCAAGCTTGTCTGATATAGCAAATGGTCCAGGAAATGTTGATGACCATTTCGTTATTGAGTCGACATCTTTCTTTTTGTTCATACTGCCCATATAATACGGTAGTTTGGTAGTTTTGGTTTTCTCTTTAGCTGTGGTCTCATCTTTCGACGAACACACGGGATAGCCAACATTTGACAAAGTCGCATACTTCGATTCATATAGACTCTTCAGATCGTCATACGCACCGTCCGACACTGTTGTGTATCCTAGCTCATGGTATTGTCTATCCAATTCATCTATGTGCTTTTTTAGATCTTCTTTTGATAACGAATGTTCCATATAGTCTATTATGTAAGGTTATCTAAAGCTATTCGTTTAAGTGGTTTCCTTTATTTAATATTTATGATTGTTGCGGCGCCAGACAAATCTGAATGGCTCCGAGGCTACCCACGCTGTATCTGATAATCAACGGGTAATCATTTTTCAAGTAGAGCTGTATAACAGTTGACAGGTTGGTACACTTCGTGAATTGTAGGAGCATTTTAGAATCGAATTCGCCTTGGTAAATCGTATTTTCTTCGTGGCTCTCAATCTTCAGGTTTTCGCAATCATTTAAGATGATTTCGTGGCTACAAAAATCCCCTTTGCAAGCCATGATCAATTTTTTACTGGTGTTCGTGATCTGAACAGTGTCGCTCAAGTTGGCTATATCTCTGCATACTTTTTGAAAATCCTGGCTCGGTAAGGTCACCACAGATGAAAATTCGACCGGAGGAATCTCCATGTTCGTGTTATCGAGGTCGAGAAGCATGAGCTTTGAAATTTTGATGGTGTTCTTATCAGGATTCTCTACTCGTATGACGAGTTCGTTCTTGTTTGCCTCTAGCATTGAAAGAGCAATGGTGTCATTGTTATTTATCGCCTTCAGAAGACGGTTCAGGTTAAGCATATTGACCCCAATCATCTGTTCGCCATTGCAATAATACGATTCAAATTTGGATGCATCCAGTTTCATATGTACGAGAATGATATGACTCGAGTCCATTGTACAAATTCGTATACCACTCTCATTTACAATTAAAACAGTGTCCGTGAGTATTTCTTTCAGAGCTTCGACCAATACCTTGAATGTTGTCGCTTGTACAGTTTTGATGTTGATTGCATACGTACTAGAAGCATCGGTCGTCTGCACTTGACTTGACATGCTTTTCATATGAATTAATGATATGCCTTTAAATGCTTTTGGAATTTTTAAATTTCAATAATATATACATGAATACCAAACAGCTGTTCCAAGTCGCAGTACATCTGATCTCAATGGTGTTCCTTTACCTACTATTTAAAAAAAAAAACACATGTAAATCCTTCACACATTCCCGGTCCATACTACCGCCGATTGATAAACAGTGCTTCAAACAGCAATGCAGCAAGGCCGCTACGGATAATGAATGCAACAAATACGCGAGGTGCACATGGTCAAATGGAAGCTGTAAGTCAAAGGATGTTCAATGCGACGAATTACAACCGGCTGTTAAACATATGGACCGCTTTAATTGCAACGCTGCGACACATTGCAAATTAAGCGGTGATCATTGCGATTGGAACTTCGAGACACTTCAATCAGGGCCTCGGCCTAAGATAATAAATGAAACGACTGGGCTGAACAAGTATTGTTCGAAAAGGCGCGGAGCGTTCAAAATCAAAAACTTGAACGAGTTCGTCGAGGACGGGTCATACGTACAATGCGTGAACGATCAAAACATAGATAATGACGTTTGTCAGCAGAGCGCAAAAATTAAGCTCGAATGTAATTCTATTGAAGGTCACACTTATAATGAAGCGCATGCTACATGTCGAAGCTTGAATTTCGAAACTTCGAAAGTAAAAGATACGAAAAAGGTACCGCCCCATCATCACAGCGGCGAGCAATTAAAAAATACTGGTGTCATAGCAAAGAATATGCTCGTGTCAGATCTCTTCATAATAAAACACGATACAATATTGACGTATTATGTCAACACTTTAATTGTCGTTCTCGTCATTCTGACTAACATCGGTTTCGCTAGGTGGATCAACAACGCATGATTGATTCGTACAGGTCCAATACGCTACCATGAGTGGCATGAACGCACTCAACGTATTGAAGGTTTGTTGTATGTCCTTTTCATGAGCTGTGTTCAAACGAGTTATTGATCGATTAAGTACGATTTTCTTATAATACATTTCTTCCATTCTAAAAACGAAATTCTCTATGTGGCGCTTAAAGCTCTTTTGTAACACGACTCTCTTTGATTCGATAGGAATGTCATCGATCAGTTTTCTCAGTGAACAGATGGTCTCGACGACATCACCAAATTCGTCCATTTCAACTTTTATACGGAGTATAGTACAATACCTTTAAATACTTTAGTCTAGGTTTCGGCTCCAAATCCGGTCCTTTCGGGTTTGATATGCCTACATGGTTGTTCTTCTCGTAATCCAACATTTCGCGGACTCGAGTGAAAGTCGGCGTTTTCCGAACTCTCGCATATGTCACAAAAGTAATCAAACTCTGCAAACAACTTATAACCATGTACAGCACAGGTACAGTCCAGATCCTCGCGGATACACTGACTTACAGTTGGTGTGGATTCCCGAAAAGCTGCTAGAAATATCTTAGACATATTGTCAGCGCGTTTATTTATGACGGTTGTTGAAAACAATTTCTCTCTTTTGACCACAACAGAATATGAAACTTTTACACACTTTCAGGTACTTTTCGCACCTTTATATTTTTTTTATCAATTGTTAAATAAATCAAATGTCGATTGCAGAGAAAGTAAACAAAAAAGAGTCAAAAAATGAAGAAAATCAGAAATCCGTGAAAGTAACGTCCTCTGAACAATAGCAATCGATCTACAATCACCGTACAACTGATTCCCAGAAACGGTTCACAACTAATCTGTTTCTTAGCAACTGATTTGCAACTGACGTTTGCAACTAAAATACGGCAGTGCTCCATAGCATTGACATTTCTCCTCAAAAACATTATTAGCAACTGATTAGCAACTGACGTTTGCAACTAAAATGCGGCAGTGCTCCATAGCATTGACATTTCTCCTCATTTTTTTCTCACCAGCATTGACATTTTCCTCACCAGCATTGACATTTTGCCCCCAAAACATTGACATTTTTCACCACAGCATTGACATTTTTTTAGGGTATTTTTGATAGTTAATATTTATACTTTTTGAAAGTAATTTAATTCAATAATAATACATTAAAAACAATGTACCTAAAAAATCACAAACACGAAGTTTTTTACTACTACGAGTTGTTAAGAACAGCAAATTTTAACAACTGATTTATCTCCATTTGAAAGTAAGGTTTTCTAAAGTATAGCAACTGATGAAAGCTAACTGTAAAAAAAGTTAGCAACTGATCGTAAATACGTTTTTGCAACTAATTCGTGTTTTGCAACTGATTAGCAACTGATCGTTGCAACTGATTTTGTAAAAATCCCTCCTCATTGAGGAGGACGCGCTCCCGCGCGCTCCGAATTTCCAAATTCTATTTCACTTTTTTTTTTCACGAAGAAAAATACTTTTTGAAAACACGATTTTCGGGTTTTTGATGAACAGAAGTTAACTGCTTTCGTTTCGAAAATGTCGATTGAAGCGAAAGTAAGAAAAAAAGTGGCAAAAAACTGA